CTGTGTGAGTCATGGTAATCGCAAAGTCGATAATATGGGGTGCGCCATCCACGATAGTAGTGTGACCAATAATTTCTAGATCGCCAGATTCTATACCACTTAGAACGGTTGTATTAGCGCCAGCGAAATAGTCAACCTGTGTAATAGCGCCAACAACTACATCCCCTGTATCGACGTGGTGTGTTGTAGCACTTACAGGTCCAGTCCAAACCGATACGTTGTTAACGGCAGAGTGAGTAACTGTTCGTACCCAATAATATCTGGTTGCTGAATAGTCAACGTCTGCGGTACTCATTGTTCTTGTATAGTGATTCGTTGCAACTTGTGCAAGCAAAACGCCATCATCAAAACTTGAGGTTGAGCTTTCCCATACCTGAACGTAAGCGAAATCAGGCATAGGAGGAACGATCCAGCTAATATAAATACCTTGGGTATTAGGTGTAGCAGAGAGGCCTGTAGGCGCGTCTGGGGCTGTTACATCACCGGGGGCAGAGAAGTTAGATGAATACGTCCAAGCGCTCACAGTGCCGATAGCAGAAACAGAGCGTACTCTAGCCTGATATGTGGTATCTGTATCTACCTTAAGGGCTGTAGAGTCCCACGATACATTAGGTCCAGTGTAGACAGTAGCCCACGGAGTCGTGTTTGTCTTAACCTGAAGTTCAAACTCTAGAATTCTTTTATCACTAGGTGGAGTCCATGAGATGGTTACTCTTGGCTGTGAAATAGAGCCAGAAGCAGGTTGATACCACTGTGATACCGTGAGGTTAGTCGGTGCAGGTAGCTGAGTGTTATTCAGTACAGAAGTAGGAGGATCAGGGAAATCTGGCCCGTTTTCAATTAGGGCATACTTCTCTGGATAGTGCTGTAGTGCGATTACCTGATATTCGCCTGGGGAAGATTCAGTAATAGAGACGACACGATAAAGAGCACCATCCAGGTCAGGACTTGAGAGCATCCATACAGTCCCTCTATCGGGAATGGGATGTGACCCGGCTATAGTAATAGTGCTTGTATCGCCAACGGTTCCGCTGAAAATACCCTGACTTAGAGTTCCGTCTGCATTTACGTAAGTAAAAGTATATGCTTCTACGGCAAGAGTGACCGGATTATCAAGAGTGAATATAGTGTTAGCACCGTCATACTGTGCGTCTAGAAGTCGTCCACCCCATCTTACACCTGATTTGTAGGAGTCTACAACCTTGATAATCATGCCTGGGGTAAGTTGAGCCGCTTTCAAACCGCCTGTAAAGGTGACAGTTTCGGTCTGCATCTTCTCTGTTAGAAGAAGCCACTTAGCTAAACGTCTAGCTGCACCCCTAGAGGTAATACCCATACCTTGGATTTGCTTCTGTCGATATCCGAACTTACGGATAGCGTCGAAATCCTCGACTACTTCAACTTCAGTCTTGTATTGGTTGTTTGGATTTTTCCATTCCACCACCACGACAGAACTTCGCGTTTTCAGTGGAGAACCTACATAATTGAATAGACCATCTTTAACGTCTGCTTGAGTGAAGAACGTATCAACATTCTCAGGGATATCAGCAGACACATAAATCTGATTTGAAGAGAAATATAGAATACCTCTAAAGGTAGAGGCCATCTGTTGTAGGAAGGTAAAAGCGTCTGAACGAGTCGTGATATAGGCGTTAAAAGTAAACCTGGGTTCTGTTCCGCCGAATCCATTATCAACTGCACCATCGCAATACTGTGCGATAGTATATAAATTCCATTTATCGATTAGGGCATTAGCAGGATCATTTAATGGATTTAGTTCTTGTCCTAATCCATAACGATTATTAATGATAATGTCATAGAAAATCCAAGCTGGATTATCTGTCCAGGCTAGTTTGAACGTACCATCCCAGATTCCGCCTGAAGTTCCTGGGCCGGAAGTCGCATAGGTTCTGTCAATTGGATCATAGTTGGTAGGAACCCAAACCTTGATACCCTTCCACTTTACAGAAACCTTAGGAATTTGAGTACCAAATTGCTTGGCGTCAAGCATAAGGCCAAGCAGCGAAATATTTGGATAGCTGAACTTACCATCAATGATGGTGTCATATCTTTGGAAATAAAGATCGTTCGACAGTTTTACTGAAGTCGAATCTTCGGTGATTCTTCTTAGTCGAACTTGCCAGGGACTTCCGCCAGGAGGTAGATCAATTCTGTAGGTACGTTCATATTCGGTGGTAGTTTTTTCATTGGTGAAATTTTCTTGATACACCGTACCCCATGTACTTGACCCATTAGGGAGTACATCAATAGCAAAAGATAGATCAGCACCACCTAAGCTGCCATCATCACCAACTTTATAAAGAGAGGGTAGCTTGATCGTTACCGCAATAGCGTCATAGTCACCGGCAACTGTTACCGACAGTGGTAAGCCGTAAAATACTTTAGTAGCAACGATTACAGGAGTATACGCAGCATCGAAACCAGGGATGTTCTGTTGGTCAGGGGAACCAAAGTTGAACGCCCAACTCATCCCTTGGAAATTAAGTCGGCCCTCTTGATCCCTGATTGGAACATCGTTTAGATATACGTCATATTCAATGTTAGTGTCTGGAGGACCAACAATAGGCCCCTCGCTTACAACATAAAGCCCACGGAATGTACTGTGTGCCTTAAGGGTGTCATCTGCATCACTAGATGCGCCACCACCGAGTTTACCACCAGCACCTTCTAACTGAAATAATTCTTGCATAAACGGATTATCTTATAGAGTATACTTTTAGTCAATCTAAATCAGGTCATTACCTGACCAGCCGCCTATTGCACTAGCAAAAGCTAGCCATACGGGATCGGAAGAACTTGTGTCGTGAACTTCGTTTTCAATGGCGACAGAGATTGGCATAAGATCACAATACATCTGTCCATATAGGAGAGGAATCGCATTACCTTGTTGAGCGATACCAGATTCGTTACCGAAAACGCCGCTATTCTCTTTCTTGCCGTCTTGGACCCCTGGAGAAAGCATCATACTTACACCAGACATAAAAGTTGAAATGGCAACCATATACATAGCGGTCTGGATAACCTGTAAGGTCATGGGAGCGCCGATTGCAGCCATAGAGCCCATAGGGCCGGTTAGGACGAAAGCAGCAACGAACAATACAGCCCCTAGGACGGTCTTTAACTCGCCCCGAGCACCTTCGACAGAAGGAATGATATGGATATCACGCTGCGTTCTTAGATTGATTGACTGGTCATCTAGTCCTACACCCGTATGTAAATCACCGACCACAATACGAAAGCTATTCTCTTTAATATCAGTAGAAAAGCCGGGACGGCCTGAACCAATAGCTCTGATCGCTTCTGGAACAGAATGAACATTTAGCTCATAAACTGGAGCATACTTCTCAGCTAGGAATCCGTATAGGTGTATTTTAGCCATTGTATCTTAAAGTCTTTACAGCAAATTTGGACCATCTACCAAGTAGGTCAATTCTTGATTCTTTCGGCATTAGATGATGCATGATCATATGATCACCGATATAGATAGCAGCGTGGTTGGCTACCTCTGACCGTCCAATCTTCATTAGAATAACGTCGTATTTTTGAAGATCATTTACAGGCACAAATCCAGCATCGGGATAATAGTCCTCATATAGAGGAGTATTGTCATCCCAAAATGCGGTCCATCTAGGGAAATTCTTTAGTTTGATTTGTCTTTGTTGCCAGAAGGTAGAACGAATAAGATCATAACAATCAAGCATACCAAAGATAAATGGTCTTCCTTCTAATGGAATATCAAGGGTATGATCACCGAACCACATGATTTGTGTGGCACCTTCACTAGATGAAGTACAAATGCCAAAGGGAATTCCAGCGACAATTTGAGATTGCATATCAGCTTTAGAGGGAACTGCGCTTGAATGCGGGTGTGAATGGATAAAGCCTTGTGCCTTTGTGACTAGAGTTGTGTCGACTGTAGAGAGCTTAAAAGTGTTTTCTGGATCATCACTGATATTCTCAACAGGAACTAACTTCCCATCGATAACGAAGGCACAAGCTTCCTGAGGGAATTTCGAGGCAGCATATGCCTGAAACTCTACCTGGATAGTGTTTGTAATGTTCTTAGGAGTTGTGATATGTAACATTATGAAATTGTTGGTTTAGCGGTTCCTGGGAATGCCATGAATGGAAGGACAGCTTGTGCGCCGAATCTAGCTTTACAGCCAGGAACTAGGTGACTACATACATCTTGTGCGGGATCAGCAGTAGGAACACTGTCCTCAGTGTAGTAAGCTGAATCCACGAAAGGACAAGCTAAGTCTGTAGGACTGTAATCAAAGCTGCTAGTTACTGCATTCCATTTTCTATAGATGGCTCTACAGTATGTGCTCAACACACCCCTTGGCAGCATAATGCCATTTTGATCGAGGAATGATGATAGTTCGAACTCAACGAAAATCTTGTTTTCGGCAGTCTTTGTATTGATCCTGTATATGTCTTGTGAGAAATATTCGTTTGGGTTAGCGTCAGGTTGGCCGTCTAGGAAATTTCTGAAAGTTCTGGTTCTAGTGACTTTACCCCCGACAAGATCAGATAGACTATTTACCAATCCTGTAATAGCAAGGTTGATAGTTGAGAATCTGACTTTTGGTGTAGGAATCGGTCCTTGACCATTCCATTCAAATCCGTCTGCATCGATATCAAAAGGAATATACGCCGTTCCGCCCCAAGACACAGGCGTAACGAAATCCTTGGCCTCAACGAAGTGATATACGTTATC